GTCTAACGCCTGTTCCCCCATTTCACGCGCAGCAGCATTTATTGCACGACTAAAACGCAATGGCGTTAGCTCACTAAAGAGTTCCCTGAACCTGCTGACATCAATATCTATACGGATCATTCGCTCACTGCAACCATGAATTGATCGTACAAAATCTTCTGATCTTCTACAGGCGTATGTAACCACTCAAATTGATCGATTTCACTGGGGTGATTTTCACGAATACGTTTGGCTGCAAATGCCTTGAACTGTCGCTCTTCGAGGACCTGGTCAGCAGATTTAATCGGTTTATCCGCGGCCTGCCGAAGTTCGAGATCCTCATCCGGCGACGCGATCGCACCGAGCAGTCCAGTAATATCAGATTCACCGACCAAAGAGGACGATTCACGTAGTGTAATTGTTGCGCCAACGTACACATTTTTACCATCGACGGGATCAGAGCCAATTTCTTCGAGAGCCTGGTCACGACTGAACACGTTCGCATGAGCGGCGAGAACTGCACGCTTGAATGACTGATCGCGATTTGGCTGCAGTGCACGGACCTTTTTGGTATAGAACTCGCAATAAATATTTGGATCGTTTACGACATTACCTGCTGCATCATAATCACGCAACATTTGAGTCTGGTATTGCTCAGCAAGAAATTCCCATTGCGGTGAAACCCATTCTTCGTACCACGCCTCACGCGCCTGACCGTAATTGGTAAAGGTAGAAGCGCGCAGACCAATCTTTGCACCAACAAGAATTGGTGGCATTTGAAATGCCATACACATACGAGCCTCTGTGCGACCGTCGAGTTCAGGGAACGCCATATCATTGAAATTCATACTGGTGTTTTGATAGGTAGTGCCGCGACCAATCACAGCAATATCATTCCAATTCTCAACTCCACCGTGCTGAGATTTCCAACGCTGCTTGATGCGTTCAGCCTCGATGTCATCGAGATCCTGGTCGGTTGATAGCAGTCCACTGTATCGCGCACCCTCTTTGATGAAGTTGAATAGAAATTCCGCCATACCATTGTCCACTGCAATATCTTTCAATGCAGCCATGGTTGGACTGTAACCCTTTAAGAGAGGGAAGATCGGGTCGAAGTATTGGAACAATAGGATGTTCTCGACTGGAATATCTTGGTATGGAAGACCATAGGGTTGATATCGAACTACGCGTAATGGTCTACCGTTACCCCGCATAAAGGAACACCAGTCAGAGCGCATAGGCCAAAGTTTGATGGGATCACCACCGTTATTACGCTCAATTTCCCAACAAGAAAACCCAGAGATGTCCAGATACATCGATGTAATCTGCCAAAACTGCCGTTCGCTGATTCTCTCGTTTGGCTGATGCAATACCCTCAATGCCGGACTATCCCTTATTACTACGGGTTGTGCACCGGATATATCGTAAATCCGCATAGGCGCTGCACTAATTGCACGCATGCGCTTGTCTATACAAGCATAAATCAACGCATTCGCGCGATAACCCTGCTGCGCCAACTGATAAGGTGATGGAGCAGTATATTGTGGTGAAGTCTGCTCGTAGAGAGGGTAATGCGCGGAGAAAGCGGCAGAGCGATCCTTCTCGCGCACGTATGCTTCATAACCAGAGAAATTGATTAAGTTATCCCAGTATGCCATTTATCCACCTTCGTAAACGTTCTCTAAACGATAGTCGTTTTTGATTTAGCTCGATTGTTATCTCATGTTGACGTTCACGTTCGAGGAACATATCGCGTAATCCAATCATACTTTCGTCAATGAGCTCAATTCGAGCCGGTGTATTATCACCTATTTTCCACATCCGAAGAGCAGTCTTTGCATACTCGATGCGGGGATCGGCGAAATAGTGATCGCCACTTGTAGATCGTAACCAACCAGAACCTGTGATCCAGATGCCGTAAGTAAGCGGAGGGATTTCAGACGGTTTTCTTTTAATGGTTTCGTTTACGGCCATATTTGAATCCTTGCATACTTGCGCGCAAACCACGCAAGTCCACCAGAGATGACGATATCATCGTGACCCTTGCCAGCAGCTGCTATGCGCCATGCGCCGGAGAGAAGCTTTGTCGATACAAAAGATTCGAACTGATGTTTTTCTTCTGGGATCGGCAGTAGTTGTAAGTTTTCTTCGTGGAGGGCGTTATAGAGATCTGACATTATATCGGCTTTACTTACATTTGATGTATTGAATGAATGAACTGCGATATCAAGTTTCTTGAGTTCTTCGATATTAACGGATCCAATGCTATTGGATTCAGCGACAACGGTCCTAATATGCCAGAGTTTACAAATGCTTGCAACCCGTTGGCGTATAACGCCCCACGGAAGTTTGTTAACGTGCAACAATGCAACTTGTTTACGATCTGTGCAATCAATGATAAAGAGGTCGGTGAAATCGTTTTCCTTTCCCCAGTCCAAACCCGCAGCATACTTGTGCAGGGGATTGTATTTTGCGTTTAGGGGAGCGTTGAAAGAGTTTGAAACGTTACCGAAGTAAGAGTCCCCGGAAACGAGGAAACAAGATTCAAAATCTTCGGGGTATTCTTGTATGAAGAGACGTTTGAGTTCACGTTTTTTAGTTCGACGCCACTTAATTTGCTCAGGTGTAAGCAAGTATTTTTCGATCAAGTAAAGTTCTTCATCGTCGAAATCTAGAATTTCTCCCTCTTCTAGTTTTATGCGATAAGTCGGGTCCCAAAACCAGGGATAAAAATGCAATTTCCACACTTTAGATCCGGACATCGCTTCCATACAGCGGTCATAAAACCAACCAGAAGCTCCATTAGGAGTTGATTCGAGAATGACATCGGGATTTCCGCCTTGTAGCGCTCCCGCCATAATACTCTCGGCATCGGACCAGAAAGCTACTTCCGATCCGTGGAACATCGAATAAGTGTCCCCTCTTCCCACATCCTTGGAACCGGCGGTTGCAATGGTTACGGTAGAGTCGAATTCGGGATATGACACCAACGTGGCATTAGAGTATTTACGGGCTGGTTGAATGTCACCAGGTAACTTGCAATGATTGTAAAAGCGCTCTTGTATACGGCGGAGCTTTTGAGTAGTAGCATCATCATGACTCATTACTATAGCAGTGGTAGTTTCGGTTACTGCACGACGAAAAATCTCACCTTGCACCATAGTTGAAAAACCGATCTGTCGAGCCTTGAGAATCAGATCTCGACCGGTGCGATTTTTCATAAAATCTTTTTGTGCAGCGTTATAATGGAATAAGTGCAACTTTTTCTGTTTGTCCAATATATAGAGAAAATGTGCAGCAAATTGCTCAGGATTAAACAACACGGAAGCAGGGGAGGGTACTTGTGCAACCGGAGAGAGTTGTTCTTCAACCTCTGCTTCAATTACATTGGTATCATTGAGCATTGCTGTTCTCATTTGATGATTCTTTGAATTGACCATCAACAACGCTGCCATCCGATAAAAGTGGAGCATTGAGATCAATACCCGATTCTTCCTTTGCCTTTTGAACGAAGATCGCCCAGGCCGACAAGGAGAGGTTAACCTCTGTTTCGGCGGGTTTTATGATATTGAGATGTTTGCAGATGAGAGTTAATGCCTCTTGAGCGGAGTACAGTTCCAACCTCGGTCCTTCCTTGGTTTCGTAATATGATTTAATGAGAAACGATTTACCCGATTCTTTCGCCTTATCGAGATCGAGATACCATTGACCTGTTTCATCGTTGCGCGACATAAAGTCGAGCATGTCGCCGCGGGCGATTGCGGCCAGACGGACAAGGGCTTCATTGGTTTCCATGCAGATCATCTGCATGCGGTTGTCAATAGCGTTGCGTATGTAAGGTTTGTGCAAAATCTCGTAGGCAGCGGTGTGCGCAGAGTTGGGGTGTTCGATGCAATAACCCGCTTCACGAGCAGCTTGCGCGGCGTTAAGGTGCAAGAGATAACGTTCTACGAACATCATCTCTTGAGAGGTTAACGCTTGATTATTTGGTCGTAAAGCAGGGTTTCTAGTTGACATACCGTACTGAGTCCTTTCTACACAAAGGTTTGACTTTGCGAAGACGGAACGGGCTGATCACTGTGGAGTATGGGACTTGCGGACGATGTTGGACTGTCCTCGAGTCGAAAGGGAGGCTGACCGTCCTTCGAAGCCCAGGCGATGGCCATGCCTGCAGTGGTCTGCAAATGCACAAAATGCAGTCCTGAGTTGTTGATAGCGGCGAAAACACCATCAATGTAGAGGTCGTGGAAAACAATGATGCCATCGGCGGTGAGATGCTTGCGCGCGAATGCAATGTCCTTGGTGCATTGTTCCTCGGTGTGCAGGCCGTCGATGAATACCATGTCGAAGGTACCGCCAATGGTGTTATAGTCTTCAACGAACCGGACGCCTTCCGGCAATTGCGGTACAATGGCCTGCTTGACCCACGGATCGATGTCACACGTGACAACGTACCATGCAGTTGATGCCAGCGCACGCGTGGAGACAGCGAGGCCGGTGCCGATCTCGAGGACGGACCTGCCGTAAGCCAGGACGGCGAGTACGGCGGCTTCTTCGTCATTGATTGAGAGGCGGCCTGGATAACCTGCGACACGGCTGGTGGACCCGATTTCACCCGGGTCGGTGGGTGAGTAGTAACCGTTGATATCAGAGGGCAGCAGGACTGCAGGTGCATACACCATGGGTTGGAAGAGAGTCTTGACTTCGTCCAGTTTCGGATTTGTGGGCGGTTGCGGAATGTTGAAGGTCTCGACGGGTAAGGGAATAATGTAACCTCCCTCAGAGGATCGATCGATTTTTAGGTTGGCGGCAGCGACTTGCAATTTTGTTAGGGATTCTTCGGAAATAAGGGGCAAGGGGGCGAATGTGGCGGGCTGGGTTTCCTCCGGAGCGAAGGTTTCCGCGCCCGACAGGGCGCAGAGCATTTCTTCGGTGCGCTGCGGTTCGGCGATGCCGTGCCACGCCAGCACAGCAGGTGTCTCTCCCGAAGGGAGGGAGCCACAAAGCTGAGCGTTGTAATTCCACTTCAATGGAAGTTGGTGGAAGTGCCGGGTGTTGTAGGGCATTTTTGAGTAGTCATTGAGCTGGCCCTGTTCGTACCAACCACGCAGATCGGGGAAACGCTCCAGGTAGTATTTTTGCTCCTGGATCAGGACGTCGAGGAGACCCTTGGCGTAGCCGTTTCCATTGTTCATGTAGATGACCCCGCACTGCAGGTGTTTCAGCGGAACGCTCCAGAGAGCCAAGTTGAAGGCGGCGAGACAAGCGGTGCGAAGGTCGACGTTCAGGTCGGCGATGAAGGCATCGTCGTCGAGGTAGACCACGTATTCGTAGCCGAGGGTAAAGGCTTGCGAAGCAAGGTGAAATTTGGCCCAAGCAGGGTGATCACAATACCGTACTGAGCCGATGTGGACTTGGTAGTCAAAGTCGTGTTGGAGGCAATAGGCGAGGTGCCGATTATAAGTTAACCCGAGATGCTTTGCATATTGGGTTTCGGATGATACTTGGATGAGTAGAGCGTCTTTCATTATTGGACTCCTTGACATTGCAAAGGTTGGCCGGTGAGCCGGTTACACATAATACATTATTACTTATACTTAGATTATAACACACATTTACCTGGTGGACTAGGTCAGTTTTCTAGCAGTTTTTAAGGGTGCATTGCGAAATGCTGAATTGGAAAAAGTTCCCGAAATTTTTGCGGGGCAACTAGTCTGTTTGCGAAAAGGTAATTTCAAGAAAAGTTCCGGAAATAGCCGAGGGCATATATGCTATGCAGCACAAAAATTCTGACCCAAATTTCAGAACATTTGTGCAGTACGAATGTCATGTTTTCGTCATGACAAAAATGTCATAAAACATGACATTTGTAGTCATGGTTTGTAACATAACAGAATAGCTGATGTTAACATGACATTTGTTACACTATAATGAAACTAAGATCAAATAAAAACATTTGATCCACAAAAATCTTTCTCTGTTATACTACACTGGGAGGTGTATCATGGCATTCAAAGCGATTGTCAAGTTTGGCCAAAATCCGTTCGGCGTGTGCAATTCCCACGCAATCGAAGTCACCCCTGAATATCTGTCGCGTTACGTTCAATGCTGGTGTCGCAAAGCAGATGGGTTTGTTTACAACCGCAAAGCGAACATCGCGTACTTCACGAGCCCCGAGTTTGTGAACGCGCACCCAGGTTTGACCGCGAGCCAGCTGGGCAAAGTCGCGAGTTTAGATGCGCGCTGGAACGCGCCGGTTGAGTTGGTGAAAGTGACCACGAGCGCCGAGTACCATGCGGACTTCGAGTCGACTCCAATAATGTAGGATGATTGATCGAGTGCCGGTGCGACGGCACTCCATTCAGCAATCCTGCTGAGTATTCTGTTCTGCACTGGGAGGTGCTGTATGCCGTACACAAATGAATCGTCGTACAATCAGAGTCGTGGTACGTATCGCCAAGGTTCGAAGATGGCGAGTCCAATATCCCGCCATAGTACGTTTAGTGGCGGATCGTGTCTCATAACCGTGGTGTGCATCGTAGTGACGATCACCGCGTATCTAATCGTCTATGTGAGGTGAGAAATGACAACGGTTTATTGCACGAAATGTGGCATGCGTGGTGACTCAAAATGCCCGCACTGTCGGTCCGTTTTCGCGGATCGTATTCCGCTTGAAATGGAACTGCTCGACAACATGATCCACGTTCGCAATGTCAGTCCAAAGAACGATGACGGCACGCCGCGTCTGTTCAACGGTGGCGAGCATGAGGGCGAAATCGTAATCAAACACGAAGTTTACTTCGAATCGCATCAACCTACGGATTCCGAAGCAATCGCCGCCGTACTGCAAATACTACAACACCTGCTTACACAACCGGGTATCAATCTTACGGTAGCGAGTTGCGTTCATAACTGGGAAATCATGCCCGGACTCAAAAGTGAAATTGGATGTGGGCACGTCGGACCACTCGCCATTGTACCGCCGGATCCCTTTACCAAGTAACACATGACATCGGTCATACAACTGCATGACCTTTGACATGTATCATCATTCTTGATCGCGTGGTATAATGAGTATAATAATTTAGATTGGAGGATCGAATGCCACAATTTGGAAATCATCGTGGATCGGGTGCGTGGATATCGTACACTGAACCTGAGATCAAATCCGGCGGTAAACGTCGGGTCATCCCACAGTCGCAACTTCGAGCAATGGCCATGGCATCGAGTGCCGGTGGTCGTGGTCGATGCAACTTCTGCGGACAATCGTTCTCAATGAACTATATGAAGTCGGTCAAGATCACTCATTTTCAAGAAGAACTCGTTTGCTACGATTGTCGAAAGGAACGACAACTCGGCTAGCAGGTTCTTGAGTCGTGCAACCGTGGAGAGTCTCTACGGCTGCGCGCCCCAGCAACCCTGCTGGACATTCAGTTCTACGCACTGGGAGGTGCACAATGGTAACACTAGTAACGGCTCACGTCTATCTACAGGGTCACGACTTCAATACATTCGGAGTATCTTCCGAGAACGCTATGTCGAGACTCTTTCAGGTCGTACAACATTGGTTCGAATACAACGGCATTCTCAACGTCTCACGCAACACCATTGAAAAACTCAAAGAACTCACCGACTTCGACACAATTTACGACGGTCTTGCGATAGTTGATCAATCACACGTGTAAACACGCGTGACATCGGCACGTCAAACGAGTGACCTTTAGTATGTTACATCGATGCTAATCGCGCACTATAATGAATATGAAAATAAAATAAATTGAGAATTCAATCGAGAATCGGAGGAAAAAATGAATCACTGTATTTCGCACCGTGTGCTGCTTGACACGGCGGAACCCGAAGATCTGGGGTTCCGTAAATACCTCAAGAGTTCGGGTATCGAGTCCCATTTTACCGGCGGTCCGAATGGCATGGAGTACGAGTACGTCGGATCCGCGTCCGCACTAACCGATATGATCGTACAACTGTTTAGCGACGGTCCCGCCGATCGCGATGATCTCGAGTGCATCGAACCGACGCCCTACTGCGAACTTCGGGACGCGATTTACCAGCACTTCGACGATGAAGTCGGTCGTTGCATGCAAGAGCCGATCTGGTCGTTGGACCTCTACTTGCCACTCAACAACGCACCGGGTACCTCATTCGCCGACCTAGCCAATGCATTGCGAATCGACTTCGAGTACTTCGAAGACTCCCACCAGCTCTGGCTATCAAGTCTCATTGCTCCGAACATTGTGGCGCTAATCGCATCGCAACACATGCCCATTGAGTGGAGGTTCGCCGACTAACCGGGCAGCAGGTCAACCTGCGCGCCGCGTAGTGAGTCGGCATGATAATGGCTGATAAACGCGTGACATTTGACAGTTACATCCGACAGGATCGCGCGCTATAATGATCTTAAGAAAATAAATATTTGATCGAGTTCGAAAGGAGATTTGAAATGGCTCTAACCGAAGAACAAAATGAGATCATGGCAAAAATGGAAGCAGCGGGTAATGCCGCGTCCGACAAATTGAAAGCGGATATGCTTACCGATCCGAAAATTGCGGAAGCCGTTCGGATTATCGGTAAATGGATGTCTGCGAATTATATGAGCGCCGGTTACAAGCGGCTCTCGAAAACGTTGATCGCATTATCGAAGATTGGGTAATCTCCCAGCGCATTGAAGAAACGATTCGATGTTCGCTGCCCGCTGCCCCGGTGGGTATAACAGAGGTTTAACTCCTCTCCGGCGGACAGCGAGCATCGAGTCGGTGAGCCGGTGCAAAGCCGGTAGTATCTATTCAATGTTTCGAGAACAAAGGAGATCGAAATGAATACTGATGTAGTGGTGAAAGGACTGCAAAAGTTCGCAGTGGATGTAACGGATCCCAAAGCCAACGCTTTCGGAATCTGCAATGCTCGCGGCGAACTGGTTACCCGCGAATACCTGGCCCGGTACGTGCAGTGCTGGTGCCGCAAGGGCAACGGGTTCAACACGAACCGCAAATCGAACTTCGAGTATTTCGCGAGCGATGAATTCTTGACGGGTTGTATTGGGTTGACCGCCAGCCAGGTCGGCAAACGCGCTTCGATCAGCGAACTCTGGGGTTTGGTCGTCAAGCCAGCCGGCGAGCCGGCTACCAGCGCACCTGTTGACACCGCAGAGATGGTCGATGCAATCAACGAGCGGTTTGAGTCGGTGATGGCAGCAGTCGAGACGGACGCAACAACCGTAGAGAGTCAGTCAGCCGGCGAGCCGGTTGACGAAGGCATCGAAGTTACCGATGAACTGGCTGCACTCCCGGCCAGAAAGTCGAAGAAGCAGCGTGCCGCTGAAGCGAAAGCCATTGTTGAAGAGGCTGTCGCGATCGGAGGTTAGTGGAGGTAGCGGGTGGGCCGGCGCAGTGATGAGCCGGCCCGCCAAGTTGCGTACGGTCAATTTTCCCAGATAAAACTGGACCCGGCGCCAATATTTCTATCGAAAGGCTTACGATGTCAGAGAAATCTGTTGTCGAATTGAAAGTGCTGACCATTACGAGACACATCCTCCATCAGATCCCGTTTCAAACGCATCTGTCCGATGTTGAGTTTCATATGGTCCACTGGGATGGCTGGATTGCACAAGGTGCAACGTCCGGACAAACCCCAGAATTATTTGTCGGTCACATTGGCCCTCGTTGGCTAACGTATCCGACTATTTCCATGTTGGAACCAATGCGCACTCACATGCTGCATACGCTTCCACAAATCTATATTCCGTAAGGAAAATTGCAATGGATGATAAAAAGATCCTCAAACTCAGTACATCAAATCCCCAGCAATGGGAAGCACTTGTGCAAATCAGTGTGTCAATTCACCCAGTAGATGAGTCAGGTTGGGGCAACACCCCACACGCAGATGCTCAATGGTCAGCCGATATGCCGCTCATTGCTGTTACTGCAGTGAACTACTCAACCATGGTCACCGACATTCAGCAGCAGGCTATGGTCAAACTTGCAGAGAAATTGCCGGAAGCCATCGCTGCAGCGAAAGAAGCCATCGAGCAGGAAAAACAAACAACTGGCTAGCAGTATTTTTGGTCTAACAGGTGCCTAGTTCTATTCAGACCTGGTCAGTTTTCTATATACGCGTAAGAAAAAAAATTCTAGAAGGTTTATAAAATTTGACCCAGTCTGAATAAAACTAGGCACCTGATTTTCAGAGGTTTCTATGATCAAATCAAATAAATTTCGTAATAGTGCCAATCTAAACCTGCAAGATGCGATGCGTGCAAAACTTCGTGAATATTCGTATCCA